ATGTATTCCAATAATCAGACGTTGCCAATCCTTCCGAGTATGATTTACGAATTGGCTCTGCACATGTCTGTCCACTTGAGTCTTGTACTTGTAGAGGCGCTGATAAAATTTGTTCTACGTTAGTCCACTTACCAGCAATTGCTCCGCTACCACCTGTCCACTTCCACAAACGATTGTCTGACTGTTCTGTCGACAGTCTAGCCTTTAAGTCTTTTGTGATGTTTGAATTTGCCTCCCCATACACCGCAACCTTATCGCGATCCGTGGGGTTTGCTATCTTTGCAAGCTTTGCATCCGCTACGGCCAAGTGATGATCACGAATATCTTTATGGACACGTAGGTCGTTCAGTCCATATGATGCAGCTTCCATGTAGGACGACTTTGCTCCAAGATTTTTAAGTGCGTCCGCCACTTGTGGGTAGTAATCTCTACGTAAGCGTGCAACCTCTCGCATCATTTTTGCCATTTCAGACTTTGTAAGATTAGGTCCAAATAGAATCTTTTCTTCAAACGTCTTTTTTAAATCGTCCGGCATAACATTTAACAATTTCATTCTGCCAATTGTTGTTACATTGCCCTTGTATTTAAACCCTTCGCGTTCTTCAAGAGTATTTTGCTTATGTGCTAGATACGCAGCAGATTCAGTGTCAAATGCTTGCTTGCCAGTAAATTTAATCTCAGACAATTGCCAAATACCATAAGCAGCATCCCATTCTGGTAAATTCATAAGATCAAAGTCTTTAGCTCCAAATAAATTACGGCTAGGAGTCATACCTTTAGCTTCTTCTACAGCTTCCTGTGATGCTGGTAAAAATATCGCCATAGTATCACCGTCAAAGTCGGCGTTAAAGCCTTTACAAACCATGGGGTGAATTTGGATAGACTTATCCTCTGTAAGTGTGGGGTAAAACGCCATAACACTATGTTTATGAAGCATGGGATCACGTTTCATTAAAACGGGTCTATTTTTAACGGCAAGATCGGTTGCATACTTAACGGTATCGGAGGTTGCTTCATCACGATATTTCTTCATCGCTTGCGCGGGCGTATATCCCATACCAATAATTTCACGGATAATGAATGGGCGATAAATTGCCAAGGCCATTTTACGTGGCATACCGATTTGATCTAAAGTTAAATTGGGCTCAGGAATAATAACGGAACGTGCAGACAATTCAACGCGTCTACCAATTAGCTTGTCCTGGTAGAACCCTTCCTTACCTTGTGCCAACCCACCTGTTGTTTTTGGATTAGTAATATACTGTAGCAACGAAGATATTGGAGCACCTTTGTTATCCATAGCACCCTTAATGTATGTCTCTTTTACGGAATTAAACAGAGCGTACTCCGCATCCATCCTTTTTTCTGGAAGAGTTTCGGCTGGTAAATCTTTTAGTTGCATATTAAACATACCGACTTGGCGATACATTTGATTAATATCAGCTGATTTAACATCACCAACCGCATCAACTGCGTCTGAAATACCGATGGGGCGCATAACAGGTGGTAGAATTGGCATATACTTCATTGTATAAGCGTCATATGCACTTAGATTGAGATTTGTAAGTACCTTGAGTAAACGTATTTTCTTAACACAGTTATTTCGTTCAGTACCCTTTACTTTGTCAAGAAGTTTGATTTGCTTATCAAGCTCTTTGGCTGTGTCAATCTTTGCCAAAGCATTAACAATCGCCCCCATGCCTGTTCCCCCAGAGAACTGCATTTTACCTTGTGCGGTAGGCTCAAAGTTTTTTTGCATAATATCTAAAAGAATACATACAGGTTTCTCAAAGACGGGATTAATTACACGTGAGTGTAAAGTTACTCTACCCCACTCTTTACTTAAAGTCTTACCGGTAGGGAAATCGAACAGTCCGCCCTTTTCTGGTTCGCCTGTTTTACCTACGATAGCTCTACTTGGGTTCTCGATTTCATGTGGACAGCTTTTAAGCACATCCTTGTCTGTCATAGGAACTAACTGAAATTCGTCCGCATTTCTTGATGTGTTAATGCCTAGCGCAGTAAGGTGGGAGAAAAACTTTTTAGTAGCAAAGGTTGGTTGGGGCGCGGGTATTTGGTGCCCATTCATAAGCGCATCCCAATACTCATCAGAGTCGTACTCACCTTTAAACACATCACCTTGTTCGTAGGTAGAATGGTGTGTCTGCATTTCAAGAATATTTGCACGTGCGTTATGTGCAAGTAACCCATACATACCCAAGGCCCCCATAGCTTGACCACCGATACCCGCGCCCTTAACAGGCTGGTGATTAATATCATATACAGCGCCTTTAATGCCAGGTAAAGATCCGCCAGCACGAGCTGTAAACTTTTTCTCAACTTGGTGCTGTAACTTTTGGATATATTGTTTCCCAACAATTACACTACCGATAGACTTACCTGTATCGGGGTCATGAAGTAATTCTTGATCACTAACGCCATGCGACTGCATTTCTTTCATTAATTCGTCTAGCCGGTCTTGACTATTTTTATCAAAGTTAGTAACAATGTAAGGTTTGCCCGTCTTTTCAGCAATTTTAGACGCGCCTAACTCCATCAACTGTCCAGGATTAGTTCTACCTGTCATACCAACGGGGTGTAAGGCAACTTCAAGATGAACTTGCTCCCCAGAGGCGTCTTTATAGAACGGCATCTCATGATCTTCTAAAATTTTAGTAACGATACCCTTATTACCATATCTACCAACAAGCTTATCGCCGATTGTCATTTTTTCTTGTGTGCGCACAAACACCGTAACTTTTTTACCCGTATTCACAATTCTAGATACAACACCAGGGGTTTCTTTTTCCCAACGAACTTCGGAAGCTTTCCAGTCTAGTGCGAAGGATGTTGACTTAGACATAGCTCTAAAGGTTGGATCGGGCACTTTTTTGGTTACGGCACAAATCAAGACATCATTCATCTCGACCTTTTCGCCTAACTTGATTACGCCATTTTCATCTAGCTTTTTAAATGATTCGGTCGATAGTCTTGAAGATTGTGGAGCGATTGTATCAAACAAATACCTAGAAATGATAACAGCGTTTGATTCTAAGTCGTTAAGTAGGCTTGGGGAAATTTTAGTACCAATTTGAACAGTTGCATCACGATCAAAAGAGTACATGTGCTCACTTTTAAGCTTTTCAGACGCAGAACGAGAAATAACTACGCCGTCTTCATAGTTGTACCCACGCATTGGTAAGTAACCAACACGTAAGTTTGTTCCTAGAGCCAAGGTACCATTCTTTGTAAAGTTGGAGTCAGCGACTAACTGACCCTCTTTTACTTTATCTCCTACCTTTACAATTGGGATATGTTGTAGAATACCGCCTACTGCATTTGTTTGGAAATTATTGTATAAATATACGATATGAACTTCTTTACCATCATTAATTTTTACAAAGTCGTCTGTAACCTCTGTTACGACACCATTGACAGGCGAAAGCTCTGCGGATTTGCTCCCAACTGCCTTTTCCATTGTGTTGTCTGTATTGCCAACACGTATTTGAATAAGAGGTTCTTCACGATTGACAAGACTCAAAGACTGCCCAGCCATCTTAGCTGCCATCATATTTCTGTTACCATTGTTATTGTTAACGAATGGAATTAAGTTTGTAGCAATACCAAACTGTTGTTGCGCATTTACAATTACGTAGTCAACCTGAGAGAGATCGACCTTACCAGGTTTACCTCCTGGGAGAGAAACGCGTATTAATGGAACGCGAGCTTTACATTCTCCGTTTACAAACTCTACGTCTTCTGGAAAGGCTACAGTCGCTCTGTCAGCGGTTAAAGGATCTACCTTTTCAAGCTGTTTAGTCTTCATGCTATAGAGCATGGCGTGTAGTCTATCGCCTTCTTTGGCAGTACCTGTCGCTAAAGGTAAAACTAAACCAGTGTTATCACTTTCACCCGTATCAAGAGGATCAAGAAATGCTAAGTGAGAACTGTGTACGCTAGTAGCACTACCCAATTGCATACCTGGTCCTGTACTGATACCGCCCATACCCTTAACAGTAGTAGTGGTTGCACCGGAGATCATAGCAACTGGATTAATTTGATCACCCTCAGATGAAAGCTGTGTTTCACCACCTTTACGAAAAAAGCCTAGCATATAAGGATCCATAATACCCGAAACAATCTTAGACGCCGAGTCTGAGTTGACACCCATTCTATTTTTAACTTTTTGTTGGATTTCCCTTGATTTTCTAGCTAAGTAGTCCTCAATTAAATCAGGCGTATCTAGAAACTTTTTATGACCAATATTATTATATGATGATTCAGTTTTCTCTCCTTTAGATACTTGAATTAAAGCCTTTCCTGTATCAAGTAAAGCGTCTGGTGTTAGTGTTGCGTGGGGTCTACCCAATACATCTTGTGTAATACGCGTGTCTAGTGTGTGCTTTGCAAGCTCTTGGAAAATGATCTCGGCTGCAACCCTCTCGTTGGGAATAATTGCTTTATCCCCCGCAACTAGCTTGGCCTTACTAATTAAAGAACTTACCATTGCAGCCGGTTTAATATTACGTTTAGCAGCGTCAACCATAGGTTGTCCCCAAACACTTGCAATCTGCTCATCTGTCTTACCAATACCTCTAAGTAATGCATATAAATCTAGTGTAGCAGATGAATCCTTACTACCAAGCTTAGGCTGTATTGTAATCATACGTTTGATTGGGTCAAAGACTAGGGGGATTTGGCCTTTACGCTCATTAGCGGCTACAGCTTGTATTTCGCCATTATCCGCAATACGCGTATAAATACCCGACATACGTCTAAACTGAGATGACACTTGATACTCTCTACCTTGAACCAAATAGCTTAATCGGGCGGTAACAACAGGAAGCTTACATATGTTTACTTTTCGTGACTCGTTGATAAGCTTGCCTGTTGCCTTCTCAAAGAGTTTGACCTTTACGGAAACGTCTTGTGCTAATGTACCCCCTTGGTCCCTTAGTTGGCGGTGCAACATATAATTAGAACTATTGGTCAAACCATTAAACTGCACCTCACTAACCTCTAGTTTTCTAGTTGTACTTTCAACATTAAAAATAGATGGAATAAGGGTAATTAGGCGTTGTTGAAGATCCTTGTGTCTCTTTTCATAATCCAAATGCTCAAGCATAGTAACTCCAATATATGTGTATTTTCTGTGATAAGTATATAGAAAGGAGGTGCAAAATGACAACTAAATCGGCACCCAAAAACGATTTACCAAAGTGGCGTTGGGGTGATTTCGGTGGACCTACACAACCAAAAAAGTAGAGCCATGAAATCATCCCCAACACTGTTGGTAATTTTTAGCTTATATTACAAGATAAAGATACTTTTATAAAGTATGTGATAATCAAAATGTAAATACAAGCAAAATAGTTAAAAAGGAGCGACTATGAATGAGCGTGAGCAATGGTTATTATTTTGGTCTATGATCGGCGGATTCTTTGGATGGCTGACATGGGAACTAAAAAATGAAAAGGATAAATGCGATGAAGAGTACGAAAACTATATACGTAGGTGCGTACGACAAAAACAAGAGCATGACTACTACGATAGCCAGCGGTGAAAAACCACCGTCTGAATACTGCCCTATTATCAATAGCACCTGTAGCTTGATTACATGTTCAAAGTGTAAAGCACTAAATATGTTTACAAATGATGCCGTTTGGGTATGCGTAGGATGCTACGACAGGTATATGAACGGAATGTATTCTATACTACCCTTTCATTCAACTGGAAAATGTCATGTTTGTGGATGCGCAAGCGTGGCTCTAATTCTTGTGGAGATTAAAAATGAAATGTAAAGATCGGAAAGAGAAAGATATTGTTGGCGTATGTCCCCACTGTATGGATGACACAGACAATATTTACAATTATATTAAAGATGGTGAAAAGTGTTATAGAGTCGAGTTTGGCCACACTCTCAGATCAAAAGATGGCGGACATGTTATTTTCGATGCTATGACAGAGCACTGCTACTTTGAGTATATTTCTGCGGGTAATTACGAGTTTGATGAGTTGGAGGAAGACCCATTCCAATATGACGATACATACGCTCTAATGTTTCTTCATGTGCATTGCTTTGAAACAATCAAGTGGGGAAAATATGAAAAACAGAAAGAACCAAGTAATTGCAGCTGTTGTGATACGAAAATCATTGGAATGCACAACATTGCTGTTGGCGAAACCCCTGATATTATGGCGCGTGTTACTCTAGGCTATGTGGATCTTGATGACAAGAATGAGCCCATATTTACAGAAACAGTTGAAGCGGATCTTACACCTGATAGGTATTTGTGTTTACAATGTATGTATGAAGCATTTTCATGCCCATCTACAATTATGGAGGCTCAAGAACAGATGGATCAATTGCATAAGCAACGGTCAGATGAGCACGAAAAAGATAAAGATGACTATATAGATCCGGAGGATAGGTGGCAAAATCAATAGCCAATTGGATTTTGACGTCTTGACGGCTTCATTGTTGGCATAGGGGATTGGAGAGGATTTAGGGGATTAGCTTGACTACCCTTTCTAGAGGCTAGGATATTATTTACCATCTGAAATAGCGGAGGATTTGATATCGCCATTTGGTTTAATATTTGATTTTGTCTATCTGCTGGTACGCCTGTGATATAAGATGCTGCTCTTTTAGCTACATAACTAATGTCCATATTATTAGAACCGGCTTGTGCACCAGATCGCTCAGTACCAAACCATGGTGGGATACCCGTTTGTGGTGTTCTTGATCCGTTCCTAGCGTAGGCTGTTGCACCTTCTGGGAAACCAGGAGCTACCTGATCGCCTGTCATCGCACCTTCAGGTAAAGCATTATTAGATGCTACTGACTGACTTATCATTGGTACTTGTTTATTTTTAGCTTTTTCCTCTGCCTCAGCCTGCATACGTTCTTGAATCTCTTGCTGTTCTTGCTGTAGATCTAGCTGACCGATTGCTTGAGATCGTTGATTTTGCATTTGATAACGAGTGTTAATCGCCATAATCTCACCTTGCATATGAGCTTGTTGGGCTTGCATACGCTTTTGGAGCTCAAGCATTGATCCACGCTCCTCGTCCATCTTTCTACGCTCAAGCTCTGGGTCAAATCCTAAGTCCTCTAACAAGGTTCTATCAGCTAGCTTTTGTGCTTGAACAAGTTGGAAATAAAGCATTGTACGTTGTAGATCATCCGCCATTTTAAATGGTCTAAACTCGCCGTCTATTTCAGGGTAATTCATAAACTGTGCAACGCGTCTAAGAATAAAATTAAATACTAGATCTTGTTGGTCTTCAATGTAAGAAATAAATTTATTATGTAGTTGGAACATTGTTAGATTAGTACCGCTATATTGTACGCCCCCAAATACAAACTCTGGTGGAACACCCATACCAGCAATTACGTGCTCCATCCAAACACGGTATTCTTGGTGAAGAATTAAGGAACGTCCCTCACCGCCTATTTGCTGAAACCCTAAAGGTAAAGGCATAATCGGAATACGATTTGGATCTATTTTCCACTGACTAAGTTGTTTTTCAACCTCAGTTTTCCACTCACCAAGATTTAACATGGAGTATGGATCTGCCGTTGGAGAATTTGATGACGGGAATACAATACGCATTGGCACAATATGCTCTTGTGCAATTGCCTCTTGTGATCTACGTAGAATACCAAGATAATGTAAATCCTTCATTACGGGAAGTATTAAAGGCGTACCATAACCCATACTCTTTTGTGCAAGAGTTGGGCGTTTAAAATGAAATACATTTTCTTTACTTAGTATTAAGCGCTTTGAACGCTGAACAGCTTTAATAAATACATCGGGTAAATCCTCTATACGTGCTTTACGCCCCATACGAATTTCATTCTGTAGCTCAGCGGGGATATCATAAAAATATTCCGTATCGCCTGTGATATCGTCATACTTAACATCAATACGTTCAGGATCCCATCTCATAAGACGGATACCCCTCAAACTACGCATTGATTGGTCATTTACTTCCGCAAAACCAACATGAGAGCACTTATTACATGTCAATTGGTATTTCATACTGACCCAGCGGTATTTAGTACTTATATCCTTTACATAGTGCTGATTCTTACACTGCTGACAGACTAAGAACTTCTTAAATGGAAATAATACACTTACATAGCAATTACCATAAGTATAATAATCCAGTCCTACCTCAACGCGAAATGCTTTCAAATTTAGGTGCTTTACCACCTCCTCGTATTTTTTACGAAGAATATCATTATCTGTTTTAAATATAATTGGAGTAATTGGGTATTCAGCCATTTTAGTAATAGCGGAATTAACAGCAGGGTTTGTTAGAAAATAAAACCTACACCAATGAAACATATTCTTAAAGGATGTAGGTAAGTACGCTTGACCTTGATCAAAAAATGGGTGCGGGTATTTAGGGGCTGATGTTGCTCTACCCTCTGCTCCCGCAGAGTTTAGCATAGACCCCTTACCGCCTAAACTAAACCTATAACTCATTACATGGCTCCACTAGGTGTTTGCTGTTGAGGAACTTGCTGAGCTTGCTGAGCTTGTTGTTGCTTATAAGCTTGGAATTTTTGAGCCATAACGTCCCCCGCGCCTACTCCTCTTAGTTTGGAAATACCTCTATCTAAATGCCTTCCAGCAAACTCACCCGCTTTTTGACCGATACTTCCGCTAAGCATTGAAGCACCGATGGATATAGGCATTGCGGCAGCGCCTAAGTATCTATTGACACTATGTGGCAAGTAGCCCATAGCGGATCCTAAAGTATAACCTAGACCGCCTGCTATACGTTCCGTTCTAGAACGTCCTTTGCCTTCAGCATCCTCTTTATTAAAGCCAGATGCTATTGCTGGAACACCCATACTAGCTACGGTCAACTTTGCCCCCATGGGAATATAGCGTGCTAATGTACCAGAACCAGCACTATAACCTCCCCCGCCTCCAGCCTCTCCCATGTTCTTCCACACTGCCTTACCAATTGACCTTGGATCCCACTTTGCAGAACGCGCTTGACCTACTAAGGCCCTAGCTTTGTCCTTCATTGTTAGATTTCCCAAATCAGAAGCATTAAGATTTCTTGTAGCTTCCCATAATTCTTTTGAGTTCATCTTTGAGTAGTCGGGGGTACCGGCTGCGATTTTTAAAAATTGGTTCATAGTATCTCCCGAATTTGATTATCAAATCTTGCTTTAAAGTCGCGTCTTACATATTCAGCTGCTAGTAGCTTTCCTACTTGTACATCTGTTTTATCAAGATTTAAATTAATATTATTTTTTGATAAAGACTTTAACGACCCGTATCGTGTAGATATTGAGGCGTATTCGTACTCATCAAATCTAATGATATTCTTACCTCGATCCTCTAAACCTTCCAAAGGTTGATCTTTTAATACACCGTCTTCGTACCTACCACAGCATATATCACACTGACCATCTACTAAATCGTCATAATCAGTATTACCACAATCTTGACATTTATACATTGGTCTACACAAGTACGGCATGCAGAAAGTTAAAGGATCTGGTAGAAACTCTAGTTCTTCAAAACGTGCACAAGCGGCAATAAACTTCTTGACATCTGTACCAAATGGTATTTGTTGTATAAGCCTTAGGCAGTCAACGGCAATCATCATTTCATATAATTTCAAATGATCAAACTGCTTAAAATTTGGTATATTTCCTGACAAGGCTGTACATACATTTCCAAAAGATACGGGATCCGTCCAAGGTAAAAGAGTATTTTTTGCTGTGGCGTATGCGCCTAACATTTGCCACGTAGATTCGGACATCCTACCATATCCTTGCTTTTCTAAGGCGTCCCTAGTAACGGACGGTAGCCATGTTCTCCACTCATCGCCTAGTAGTTGATCACAGGCTCTACCAAGAACTACGGGGTGTTGTAATTCCTTTTGAAAAAAGTCTTTACTAATCATTGTTGCTCTCTACCCATTTTTGGACTTGCTTGTCCTTTAGTAAGTCTTTCCAACGCTTGTGTTGGTGATTCGTATAGTTGTTCTTTTTCAAGCGCACCATCATAATCATATAAAGATCTACCACGAGATTGTAAGTTGTCAATTACATTGTCATTAACAAGACGAGTGATTACCGTTTTTTGGGGATCAGGTAATGAACTAAAAATTGTCCAAGGATTTCTAATTAATTCCGCTACTAAATCTATATGAAAAGTTTGTTCAAGAATAGATTTAGCAGAAGGGTTTTTAACCCACTCTTCTAACTTTCTTTGTGAAAGGGTATCAGAAGGCCCTTCCCAAGTTTCATTACCAACAACATCGGCAACCTTCTCAAAAACAGTGTGAAATGGGTCTGGCATTCTACCGTAGCATTTGTCGAGCTGGTAAGCTTTGTCTAAATTTTCAATCAAGCTTACGACTCTATAAGGATCAACATCTTCACGACTAGCAATTTTCACAATTTCATCGACTGCTGCATTTGTTCTACCACCAGATAGATAATTACGCATTTGCATACCTGGAGCTATACTGTTACGTGGAACACCTACATAGCTAGCAACCTTTTCAGTTGGCTCTAAACCATTTTGTAGCATTACATTTGCTAAACCTTGAGCGTATTCGATTCTGTCAGTCAAACTAAAGTTTTTTTCGTACATATCAAAATATGCGCATGCAGTTTTAATTTGTGCGGATGAGTTAACGGGGTACTTACCTAGTAATTTCATTGAATCCTCCATAGGTTATCTTAATGCCTATATAAATGTGATAATTCTTTATAACACAAGAAAGGAGTAGTTATAACCAAAAAATGACAAGTTACTACAATAACACGAATAAACCGCACTGTTTTGGTAATGATGATTACTATAACGAGACATCTCGTCAGTGTTCGGGGTGTAATTACCGACAATCCTGTGCAATCGCGCTTCAAGAGAAAGGAAAACAACAAGAAGTGAGTGAAGTAAATTATTATCGTCCAAGGACTGCAACCAATAGTACATCAACAAGCAGTACTACATCGACTACATCTAGTAGCACACCATCGGCATCCTATACAACAAACTATACAGCCAGCAATAATAACGCATCCAACAGACCTGTTGTTATGCGCGGTTCTACTGATGACTTTAATTTTGATAAACCTTTGGGTAGACAATTTGCCACATATTTGGCATATGATATTGCACAAGTAAGTACTGAACGCCTACACTCATTCATTGTAGCAAGTAAGGAAAACTACAGAACATCATTAAAAAAACCGGAGAATAAATGAAGCTTAAAGACTTCTTAAGCGCAAAACGAGCTGCATCAAAGTTTCAAACATTTGTAGATATTTCTGCATATGCAAAAACACGCGGTTATGATATAAGTTCAGAGTCACTAAGACTATGTGAAAAGGGCGACAGAATTCCAAACTCGGATACGAGAAAGATTCTTGTTGAGATTTATAAGCTAACACCTGATGAGTCGGATACGCTCAATTGGTTATGCGCCTCTGAGGTTCTTGCTAGGGATTTCCCAGATTACATAGCAGTAAGCAAACAAAAGACAAATACCTTTTCGGAGGCGTTAGCACAAAGCCTTAGGTATTTACCAGACGACAACAAGTCAAAGCTAAAAGACACACCATGGATCAAAACACAGCTTACATAAGCAATTATTTGTTCTTACCAAGAAAATTTGTCAGCGTTGCTCCAATACGCTATTCGTTAGCCATAGGCGATATGCCATCAGACTCATTACTAACAGATACTCATATAAGAGTCCCGCGACACTTTTTGGATGTCAAAAACACAGAAGTACCTTATTCGGTAGAAGAGATTACACATAATGCTCAATCGATTGATGTAGAGGCAAAGACTTCTCTTAGACCTGGGCAAACTAACGCCTTACAAGCAATGATCGATAATAAGAACGGAATACTAAATCTCGGATGCGGGCATGGTAAAACCGTTGTGTCATTACATTACCTAGCACACATAAAGACTAAAACAATTATTGTTGTTAATCGTGCTAACCTAATAGATCAATGGCGCGAAGAGATTGATAAGCACTTAGATATTAAGCCCAAGAAAATAGGAATTGTACAAGGTAAAAAGTTTGAATGGGAAGATAAGGATATTGTTCTTGCTACTATTCAAACTCTTGTCAAGCGTATTGACGGTAACGAAGAGTTTTTTAAGTCATTTGGTTTAGTAATATTTGACGAATGTCATCATTTGAGCGCGCCCGTATTTAAACAAATATGCCCCCTATTTCATGGCCTACGGCATGGGCTCTCTGCAACACCAAAACGTGAAGATGGTTATCAAAATGCTTTTATCTATCATCTCGGCCCTGTGTATTATAGCGACATAAGTCAAGAGATCATACCTAAGAGTTATTTTGTAAAGACAGATATTAAAGATGATGACGTTGCAGACGAAGCTTATGATGTAGCGGGGGAAATACATCACCGTAAATTATGTGCATGGCTTGGTTCATTACAAAATAGAAATGAAATTATTTTCAATATTATAGATCGACTGCTGAATAATGGCCATAAGATTTTGTGTTTATCTCATAGTGTAGAGCATGTTCAAGAGATGCATAAGCTACGCTTAGATTCTGGGATTGCCTGTGGTGATGTAGACCCCGAGAAAAGACGAGAAGAGATAGAAAATAACCCACTAAGCTTTGGGACAATTGACGTAGCGGCAGAAGCGTTGAATGTCCCATCCCTTAGTGCTCTAATCGTTATGACCCCTTTTGGCGCAAAAACACAAGGAAATATCCTACAACAATCGTTGGGTAGAATACAGAGACGTTGTCTAGGTAAAAATGATGCAATTGCTGTTTTTATTGAGGACGACATAGGTATGTGTTCTTCACTGACACGACAGATTAAAAAAAGACTGAGAGAATGGGATTATCCCTATGAAGAAACAAATTCAAGCAAACTTGTCCAATCCCTATCAAAGGGAACACTTGCGTTTGATTAACAGCGTTGCTAGTGCAAGCAATACCCCATCTGACTGTAAAAAGTGTGAGCTGCACTGTACTCGCAAAAATTTAATCTATGGCACGGGCAATCCTAAATCACGTTTACTAATTGTAAAGGATATGCCAACAAGCGAAGAAAACAGAGTAGGAACTCACGACACACCTGATCTTGATCTTCTTGTGCGAGTCTTTTATGAGATTGTTGTAAAGGAAGAAAAGCTATATGGTCGTGTAAATCAAGATGAAGCAAGACAAGTGTTACTTGATTCATGCTTTATTACAGATTCCGTAGCTTGTCGTTCAGAAATACAATCTGGGGAGAACGCTGGAGAAGGGCGTGATCCTAAGCAATCTCAAGTCAAAGCTTGTAGAGATAGACTACAAGAAACTATATATGAAGTTGACCCTTTAATTACACTAGCGTGTGGTAAGTTTGCCGTCACATCCCTATTAAAAAGAAACAAAGACTTGCCTGCTAAGACTGGTAAAGCGGATTCGCTTTTCACATACACAGTCCCTGGTAGAATGGTTGAAGAAGTAAGATATAGCGGAATCTACACATATGATTGGAAACACGCTGAGCGTATAGGCGACTATGATGACCCAAACGGTGCAATCGCAAGCTTTTGTAATGCGATTAGAACTACTTGGAGAATTTACAGTAAAATAACAGGAGAAAAAGATGACTAAAGTAGAAGAACTTAAGTCTAAGATTGACAATATTCACTTTTTGTTAAGTGGCGGTATCCTAAAAGATTTCTTAAGCGAAGAAGCATTTGAAGAGGCACTACCACGCTTTCAAGAAGGTTTATATGAACTAACATTTCTAAATGATCAACTCAAGGCTGAACTAGAAGCCGAGAAGACAAAATTTAGACGTGAAGCTTACGAACAATTCCAACAAGATCTAGCACTTGGTCGTGATAAATCTGATGCAATCAAGAGCGGAAACCTTGTAGCAACTGCTCGCTATACAAAGGAAATGCCATACTCTATTCCAGAGGTTCACTCAATCTTTGAGCGCGAAGGTTTAACAGCACCTGCTTGTAAAACAACAATCGATGTCAAAGCACTAGATTCCAAGCAAAAGAAACTCTACAAGAGCCTTGAAAAAATCACAGGCGTAACTGTAGTTGTTAAGGATATTAGTGGCGGAGATACAGAAGAAGCTGACGAATAAGTGATAATCAAGTATACGGATGCGTATATAGGAGATAGCTATGGAACATGAACAACATGATTACTCAATCACTGCAAGTATTGTACTTAAGCATGGTGATAAACAATATATCTATTCAAAACCTAGGAGTTTATTTATGAAACACTTAATTGGAGATGGCTTAGCAAAGCTTACAATGTCATCCGAACTAAATGACAAGACCTATGGAGATGGCGTCTCTTGTATGGTAAGTGTAACAGTTACTGTCGATCAATCAGAAAATGCTATTGCGGACGCTGCACAGATCCTACGTGTAATCACTGGTGAAGAAGCTCGTACTGCTCTAAGTGAATTTCGTGATATTTATCGCCAAATGAAAGCTGATAGCAAGAAGTGAAAAACGCAATCACAGTCGAGGGGTTAAAGTTAAAAATTGTTTCTACTACATTCAAAGCGGATACGCTAACAGTTGAAGTAGTAATTGCAAACAATAATGCGGTGAGTACGCCTGCAACCTTTACAATCCCACTCAATAACGAAAAAGCTAAGGCAATCGCAAGTTTCCGTGATCTCTTAGAGTCACAAATTTTGGAGTATTTAGATGCGCGACCTCGAAGTCAAACTAATATCTAAGATTATGCTGGACGGTAGTCCTCGTAAAGCAAAATCTTTGGGTGTTGGGCTTGAGTATTTTACAAATCCCAAGTGCGCTCTTGCGTGGAAAAAACTACTTGAATATGGCTCTATGCCGGGCCAAATGGGTGAGGTTCCAACAAAGCGACAGCTAACAAAGCATACAGGCCTTGAACTATTAGACTACGTAGATGAGTCTATGATGGACTTGGTTAAAGAGTTGCGTGATGACTATTCAACTAGAACATTGCGTAAATGCGTGATCGAAGTTGATGATTTATTACGTGCTTATGGACCAGAACTAGCGCTTGAGCATTTAAACTCTATTGCAAAAGAGCTTAACAGTGGCTTAATCCCTGACAGTAATCGTTTAGATTTAGCTGATGCTATTCCTCGTTTCAAAGAGTCATATGAGCTCATGCAAAAAGGTAATGGTATCAATGGTATTCCATTTCCATGGGCACCTATGAATGATGGTACTGGTGGTATGGCTCCCGGCACTTTTAATGTTATTTATGGTCCTTCAAAGTCGGGTAAAACATGGATGGGGCTTGAAGTTGGCGTCGTTCACCCATTTGAACGTGCAAATGCAAGAACACTTGTTGTCAGTAATGAAATGCCAAATGAGCAAATCTATAGGCGTGTTTTGGCTAGAATGTGTCGCCTAGATTATGGCCAAGTTGTTCGTGCTGCACTAGATGAAGATGGTCGTGCTCAAATGTATGAACACCTAAACTCTATTCATCAAGAACAAATAGATGAGCTAAAACAAGGATTAAATCACCAACGCTATCGTGCTATACGTTGTGTTAAACCCTCGTCCGCCTTAGGTGGTGGGTGTAATGCAATTCGTAGTGAGATAGAGGCTTTCCAACCTGATCTTGTATTCATTGACGGTGTTTACCTAATGACTGATGATCGTACTAAAACACGAGATATGTCTTGGAGAACTATCGCAAATATTACACAAGATCTCAAAATGCTTGCAACGCGCTATAACCTTCCTATCATTGGCACAACACAGTCTAATAGAGAAGGTGTTAAACGTAAACCAGGCGAGGATATGGACAGCTACGACGACGTTGGGTTTGGCTTGGGCGCTATTCAAGATGCGGATATGGTTATGCGTGTCCAAAAGATTGAGACAAATCAAGGGGAAAAGGTACTCGTTACACTTCCCGCTATGCGTGAGTCAAAGGTAGACAGCTTTACTGTAAACTTTGTTCCCGTAGTAGATTTCGGCCTACACCAAATTAACCTAACTAGAGATCAAGTTAAAACGCTTATGAACCTTGCGGACAACGGATCCGTTGCGCAAGTGTCTAACAATAACATGCAACCCGAACAAAAAGAATACCGAAGGAGACGACAACCACAAGCAACACAGCAAGCAGCGCCCTCGTTGCCAACATTACCCGGAACTACAGACGGAGAAATCTAAATGGATATACGGGAGATTGTTACCGAATACTTTGGGCAGTATAAGGCGTCTACAAACAATAATGTTTTTATTAAATGCCCAAGCCCCGATCATAATGATAGTAATCCATCGTGCCACCTAGACTTAGAAAAGAAGGTTTTTCTTTGCTTTTCTTGTGGGGCAAAAGGCACACTTGAAACCGCATTACGTTGGAAAAAGGCTCCTCCTGATCTAGTGTCACTATTCTCCGAATATAAACCAGTGTACAAGCACCCAACAAGAGTTGAAGAACATCTTTTGGATGAAATGATTTTATATGCGTGGGACTTTGAGCCACAGCCTTGGATTGATGAAGGCTTTGATCCCCGTGTCTTACATGCACATGATATTGGCTTTGACATTCATAACCAACGTATTACTATTCCCATATACAACAAGAATGGACAGCTTGTAGCTATATCTGCTCGTGCGGTAGGTAGTGAACAACCACGCTACAAAATATACAAGTCAGAGCTCATGGATTATTGTCCCGTTGGGTATAATCCTAAAATACACAATTACTTGTGGCGCTTCAATCGTGTACCACCTGATGCACAATACCTTGTAATTGTTGAAGGTTTTAAAGCCGCTCTTAAACTTGTACAAAATGGTGAACATAATGTTGTAGCGCTTATGGGAAAAATGTTATCAGCTGAGCAAGAAGCTGAAATAGTTTCTAATCGACAACGTGTTTATCTAATGCTAGACAATGACGAGGCGGGTCGCAAAGGCCAGCTAGAAATTGCGATAAGGTTAAGTAAACGAGGCACGGATACGTGGATAGTTGATTATCATACTCGTCAACCCGACACACTCACACAATTCGAGCTCCAAGAGGCTCTTTCTAAATCACTTCCGCTATTTCAGTGGAGAAGGAAAGGTGAACCATGACACAATGGTTCCGTACATCACAAATGCTTGACACCAAGCCAGAAAAGTCCACCGACAATGTTGGTTACAATGACAGCTACTTAAAGCAAATCAAGCTTGGCGAAAAGCCAACAAACATCTTGTTCATCGACTGCTTATACCCAAGCTATACAAATCCAGAAATCAAAGTGCCTTATTTCGAATGGCCACGTCATACATTCAAAGATACTCGTGATGGTAAACCATACTTGCGTTCTTTTCTCTGCGTTCGTGGTAATCAAAAAGGCGTTGAATGTCCAAGTTGTAAAGCTCAATATGATGCTGAAGACAAGCGTTACACTGGTAGACGTATGCGTTATTTCTCTGTAATTGCTCTTGATTGGTTCTATACATCTACAAATGACTATGGCGATATCACTTATGATCAACCTGAAAGTCCCGCACAAAAACGTCAATGGGAAGCAGAAGGTCGTGCAAAAGTATTTGGTCGTCGTGGCTTCATTGAAGTTGGTCCAGGGCATGCCTCACAGTTGATCGGGATTGCTTCTCAAATCAGTAAGTCCTGTGGTATGTGTGTAGAACCTGGTAAAAAGCCTGGTAAGCTCACACCAAGCAAATTCTCTTGCTCATCTTGTAAGCGTGTTCATGTCGACATGGAAACAACAAGTCTTAATGGTAAAGAGATTGAGGAATTATTCTCCAAGCCATATACATGCCAATGTGGTCATAAGGATTTACTAGAAATCAGTTTTGAATGCGATCGATGTGATGATCCTCGCCCCGCAGAAATCTTTGATGTCGTTCTTCCTCTTGCCAAGCGTGGTAAAGACAAAGACACAACTATTATCGTTCCACCTGGCGAAGATATTGTATTTATCGATCACTACCAAATTCCAAATCCAGATGGCTCTACATCGCCACTATTTGATGGTCAACACTACCACCCAGCAATCAAAGAATTATACGAACCACTAGACTTCGTTGATGTGTTCAAGGTCGAATTAAATCCAGCATACCATGCAAAGATGACCGGTATTCAACAACAAGTCAGAACAACAATTGCTCCACCCCCTCGCAGAAGATAATTATTAAGCGATGAAATTCGTCTCACTGCCAAAACCTACTGTTATCAGCGATGATCAACAGTTTAACTTACTTATGTCTAGGCTAAGTAAGAATGGCGGTTGGGATAACAGATTGGCTCTGGATACGGAGACCACCGGCTTAAATAAATTAAACGATATTCCTATTTATTGGTCTATGTCCGATGGAAAAGATCGTTGGTTATTTAGCCTAGAACATCTATTATCACCAGCCTTTCATGATCTAGTTAATCAGACTAATCGTGTTTGGGTACTACATAATGCTAAATATGATATGCATATGTTGGCAAATGTTGGCGTACCTGAGTTTAAGGGTATTGTAGCGGATACGCTAAGTATGGGTTTCTTATATGATGAAAACAGACAATCAAGAGGAGAGTTAGGTTTAAAATATTTAGCAAACGATTTACTTGGTATTGCCATGAAGCCGTTTAAGGAAATATTTGGCGTAAAGTCAGAAGCGGATATTGCTCCCAAGCTAATTAGTGCAGATGTAAATCTTGTGGCAAGATATGCTACTCTTGACGCATTTGCTACGTGGCAACTATCCGAATACTTACGACAGCAGCTTGAGTCCACTATTGTAAATGATGTCGGTACACATACAGATCTATTTGACTATTTCATGAGTGTGGAAGCGCCGTTTACAAAATGTTTATGGCGTATGGAACGTAGAGGATTTAAGGTTGACGCTCAAAAGTTAACTGATCTACGTATTCCTATGGAAGCACGAATGAAAGAAATCAATGCCGATATATTTCGTGTTGTAGGCAGGCCTATCAATATTCGTAGTGTAAAACAGCTTAAGGAATATTTCTTTGGAGATGTTTCTAAGGGTGGGCTAGGGCTTAAACCCGTTAAATTTACAGATACAGATGAGCCAAGTACCGATGAGGAGTCACTAACAATACTTGCTAGTAAAGGTATTACTGTTGCACAAATGCTACTAGAATATAGAAAGCTAGACAAGCTAGTTGGTACATATCTAGTCGGTCTTGTGGAGAAGATTGAGAAGGATGGTCGTATTCACGGTTCTATCAATCAAACGGGTACTGTCACAGGGCGTCTATCATCAAGTGATCCTAACCTGCAAAATATTCCACGTAAGGGGGATGCGGGTAAAGAGATTAGAAAAGCGTTTGTTGCTAGTGATGGGTATAAGCTTGGCGTGTGGGACTATGGTCAAATTGAAATGCGTGTTATGGCTCATATGTCTGCTGACAAAGCTATGTGTAGTGCAATTAGTGATGGTTTAGATCTCCACTGCTTTACCGCGTCAAGAATGCTCGGATACGAGTATGAAGACGCAGTAGGTGCCAAGGTTATGGACGATGCAGACACGCCACAAGATGCAATTAAGGGTATCATGAAGAAAGCTAAAGTAAATGAGGAGCGTGCGTTCCAAATATATGAAAAGCTATCAAAAGACCCTAAGCTAGTTCCACAGCTGATAAGCGCTCGTGATGCGTCTAAGGCAATTGGTTTTGGTATCATGTATGGTAAAGGACCTGCCTCTCTTGGTGAAGAGCTTGGGATTAGTCGTAATGAGGCTCAACAAAAAATCAACAGCTGGTTTAATACGTTCCCTGCGGTGCGTGATTATATTCAGCATACACAATCAACCCTAATCAACGATCCACAGCATTGTGTTCGTACTCTCATGGGGCGTTATAGACGTCTAATGAGTATTACAAGCACAAATCATGGGATCAAAGCTAAAGCGGAACGCGACTCAATCAATGCGCCCATTCAGGGTTCGGCTGCGGACATAACAAAGATGGCCATGATTGCAATCGATCGTGATCCAATGCTAGGTGGAGACTGCCTTGAAGGTGGCACACTTGGTGTAAGAATGCTATTACAGGTGCATGACGAATTACTCGTAGAAGCACCCAACGATGAAAGTATATTACAAGAATGCAACAAGAGAATTGTAACTCATATGTGCAACGCTATCGCGCTGCGAGTACCCTTAACAGCAGAAGGGCGGTTTGCGAACAGTTGGGCGGAGGCCAAGTAGATAGCCAGCTTGAATACCTATTAAACAATGGTAGACTCAAGATTGGTAATCTCGGAACTGTCTATGTTTTGACTGGGCGTAGTCCTTATGATACAAGTAAAGTCATGAATAACATTCATTTTGTCCCCAGTGAAGCTCTAAGAGCGCTAGTGGGCAGAGAGGATACTCAAAGTCATGATGGAAAAAAACGCAGTAGTCGGAAGCAACAATCTCATTAACA